TCACAAGACTGCTACCCCGATAAATGCACTTTCAATTTGATTCATTTCCTGCTGTTTTGTATCTGGCAAGACATGAGCATACAGATCTGCAGTCATTGCCAGGGAACTGTGTCCCAGAATCTTTTTTAATGTCTGCATATTTCCGCCCTCTTCTATGTAACGGGTTGCAAAAGTGTCTCTAAAAGCATGGTGAGTAAATCTTTCGATCTCTATGCCCTGCTGCCGGAGTCTTTTTAAAACGTTATCTATAGAATAACCTACGGAATGTGAAGAGACTGCTGTCGTTCCTCTGCTGCCAATAAAAATAGGGTTGCTTATTTTTTTTACAAAAATATCGCCGTAAACCAGAGTGATCTTGTCTTTTTGCATTTGCAGAATCTTTTTGATCGTATCATTCATAGGAATATCACGTTTGCTGGTCTGCGATTTAGGCGATGTTTCTTCGATTCCACCGCCCTTTTTTCTGGATATGGTCTTAGTGACGTGGATCATATTGTTGATGTAGTCTATATCAGACCATTTCAGGGCATTGATCTCATTGATTCTCATACCGGTGCAAAGCGAAAAGCAGAAAAATTCATAGAGCCATTCTTTTTGTGCTTCTTTCATAAATATTTGCTGTTCCTCTCTGGTTAAGGCTCTGTGAATGGTTTCAGTTGCTTTAGGTCTGTCATCGGTTCTTAGCGGCTTTACACCGGCAGCAGGATTTTTGATAATGATTTCATCTCTGACAGCTTCATTTAGCACTGATTTTAAGATAATTAAAACACTATTTGTCGTTGATGCGCAAAGCTTTTGTGATAATTCTCGCTGTAACTTCAATACCGCCCGTTTCTCAATTTTCTGTATCTTTGTTTTTCCCAGTGCCGGTTTAATATGATTATCATATTTTGATCGAGTTTCATTGATACTGCTATTCTTTACGACTCCGATTCTGGACTTTTCCCATTCATCAAAATAGGCATCCAGAGTTATATTTTTGTTGGAACTATACAGCCCTGCCTTTATCGCTTCGCGGATTTCTGTTTCATTGTCAGTACATTCCTTCACAGTATGGCCATAGGCACTGTAACGCTTTCCATTTACGGTAAAACGCTTTTCGAACAATCCGTTTTCTTTTTTGCGCATTCCTGACGGGATTCTTGCCATGGTATCACCTTTCCTTCTATGGTAATAGGGCAGCAGTCCGCCGCCCCTGATTGTCTTATTTAATTCCAAGAAAGCTACACACAAATCTGAAAATTGTGTATGTTTGGTCATAATCTGCTTTCTCTAACATCTCTATGATTTTCTTTTTATAGTCCATATTAATATCCTCTATTTTTTATTACTCTGGCAATGAATCTATAGAAGAACTCAAGCAAGCTATCGTCATTTACCTTCTGTAGTATCTCAATAGTTTCTTTCTTGTAATCCATATTAGTACCCCCACTGTCTCTTAAATGAGACAATTACGTTATATAAAAATTTCAGAAATTTCTCGCTCTGGATTTCATTCAGAAAATTTTCAATTTCTTTTTTATAATCCATGTTAGCCTCCCTATTTCAACAGTCTTTTCACAAATATATAAATCACTTCTATCCAATGATTATTCGTGCATTTTTCAACCATCTCAATGATTTCTTTCTTCTTATATTCCATTTTTCTCACCCTCCTGTTCCTTTTTAATCTGCTGGTTATAACATCCTCTAACAAATCCAAAAGCTAAATCTAATAGTTCTACATCGTCCATCCTTAACACCATACTAATAATATCTGACTGCCTGGACAATGCTCGAACCTGCTCACGACACATATTCCAACTTTCTTCCCATTCTTTCGCTTCTTCCTTTGCTTCCTCCAGCTGTTTCTTAAGATCCGCAATAATCTCCGTTGCCATGACCGCACCTACACCTTCTGTCTCCTGTGCCGGAACACCTGTGGCCTGCATCACTTCTACTGCTTCTTCTGCCTTTAATACTTCCTTTTTACTCATTTCTCATTCTCCTCTCTCTAACTCACGAATACTGTCACATACCTTTGCGGATATAAACCCACCAAAGAAAATCATAAGAACGTCCATTACTGATATCATTCTGTCCATTCCTTTCTTTTGTTGTCTGAGGGGAATGAGTATGTTATAATACGCACAACCCCTCAATTTAGCTGAATGTCGGGTTACTTTGCCTTTATCAGAGTTGTCGCTCTGGTAAGGGCTTTTTTATTAAATTGCTTCTACCTGAGACTTTCCAAAGAAACTGGCTTTGTATGTTGCCCCGTCTCCTCTGCTTCCCCAGCTCAGAGAACATCCGAATAATGCTGATGCTCCATGCTTTACCTTATAACCAAGCTCTTTCCACTTAGCAAAGGTATTGGTTTCCTCTGTGATTCCTGCTGCCTGTTTCGCTGTCTCGATTCTCTTTGCATTGATTTCTTCTGCCTTTGCAGATAACCATGCTCTGTGAAGTGCTTCTGCAAAGCTGATATTCTTTGTCTTGCGGTAAACTTTCCATGCTTTCAACATGATCTTGCTGAGATTGTACTTCATATTGCTGTCCTCCTTTGCTTTTCAAGGTCTCTCAGCCCTTCAAGCATCTTCCTGGCTATTGATATGCCCTATTGCGATTCTCACAGGTATATGGCTTGAAGTATTGGGGGCTTTCGGCTCTCCCAGCTGTTGTCTATTCCCTTGAACTGATTATAGTATAAACATTTCTGTTTATAATGTCAATAGTTTTGTTTAAATAGTTTTATTTCTTTTTTCCACTTTAATGTTGTCTTTTTAAATATTATCGTTTATAATTTATTTATATATCAAACATCAAATATTAGAGGTGAATTATTATGGCAGTTTCAGAACAAGTCAAAATATTATGTGTCAAACTCGGTATAAGCGTATCTGAACTTGCTCGCTTATATGGTTCAAGTCCTCAAGCATTTAACCAAAAATTAAAGCGAGAGGGATTTACTCCAGCAGAACTCAAAAAAGTAGCAGAAGCAGCAGGATGTATCTATCAAAGTTCGTTTATTCTTCCTAACGGGGATAAAGTAACCGATTAATAACATGAAATACTCTCATACTCAAATTATAAAAACTAATTTCCCATTATGGGGCATTCCGCATACTGATCCTATTTATATTCTGGTCCCGTCTTCTATAGTAAATTCCGGAAAATCAGTCGATTACTATAACAATTCTGTTAATTTTTCAGAGATAGATAAAGATATTAGGCGCGGATTATACCAAATAGTAGCACCTATTCCTGATACAAATACCAAACAAATTTTCGAATCGTATATATTAGGATTAAAGAGTCTTCTTGAAAATTGTAATTATCAAGTTTTTAACGTTTGGGACTATGGATTGTTATATATTATTGAAAATACATTAATCCTTTATATTTCTATAAATATCGAATTTACTAATTCACTTGTTGTTGAAGAAATATTCGATGCTGGACATTATGATTTCGGAATAAAAAAATACACTCGCACAATTCCCTTGTGTTCTTACTGGGGATTTAATGGTATTTTGGGCTATTCAAATCCATATCACATAAGTAAGTATGAACTAATTAACGCTGCGTTTCCTAATCTACAAATAAATGATTTATACAACAAATGGGAGGGAATTCCGTATTCTTATGCACTATTCGATCTTAAAGAAGAGCCTTATCATGGGATTGCAATTTGTCATACCAATGCGAAACAAACTTTAAAAAAAATATATGACATTGGTTCAGATCTCTTGTTTGCCTGCGTTACATGTTCTAACCCAAAACACTTCAATACCTGGGCAGGATTAAAATATTTATTTACTTTTAATTCCGATATGCATACTGTTTTAACTGGTCGTTTGAATGGTACTTTTGATATTTCATGGAGAAAGAAAAATTTAGGAAATGGAAAACTCGGTATCGAAGAAAAAGGAATGTCATTTTGCTGGCTCACTGCATATATGAAATCTTATAATGATGTAGAATTATTAAAATCCATTGAAAAGGGAATGTATGCAGATATTGATTTATATGAATATTCAATTCCAGAAAATAAATGGAAATCAGAGCAACTTATGTTTCAATTAATAACCCAAATGTTTCCTAAAAAACCTGTTTACTATCAATATCGTGCCGATTTCTTAAAACAAGGAAACAGTCAATTGAGTTATGACGTTTTTATACCAAGTCTTCATCTAGCTTTTGAATATCAGGGGAAGCAACATTTTGAACCTATTGATTTTTTCGGTGGAAAAGATGGCTTTGAAAAACAACAATGGCGCGACAAGCAGAAACTCAAACTCAGCATTGAAAATCATATAACTCTTGTATACATCAATTATTGGGATGACTTAAACGTTCAATTAATACAGCAACGAATCAAAGAAGCCCAGCGTAGAAATCAAATATAGTATATTTATCCAGGCAGCCAGTAGAGCGGCTGTGGTTCCCTGATCCTGAGCCTTGACAGGAGGGAATGCTTATGAGCGATTATGAGATTTTTATGATAATCCTGACGACAGCCAGCTTAATTGTATCTATCCTTACATACACACATAAGAAATAGCCGCCCTGCTCTCTGGTAAAGATGATATGTACCCCTTTTACTGGACATCCAGTGAAAGGGGTATTTTTATGCGTTATACTTACGAATTTAAGAAAAAAGCTGTTGAATTGTATCGCCAAGGAAAATGGATTGATGCACCCAATGATATAATAAATCTAAAAAATTTTCATGACATGATTGTCAGATGGCATCATTTGGAAGAATCAAATACTTCTGATTGTTTAAAACACTATGGTACAAATAAAAAGTGGTCTCCAGAGGAAAAATATGAACTTGTTGCACGAGTTATAGCTGGAGATACTATTACTTCAGTTGCTTATACTGTGGGTATAAACAGTGGATTACTTGCTCAATGGATTCGCAAATATAAAATATGGGGTTATAATGGACTTGTAGGCCGAAGAAAAGGGCGAAAACCAAAGGAGTCCGCAATGAAAAAAATGAACATAAATAATCCACGTAAATTAAATGAGTCTGAATATGAAGAACTGATTCGTTTACGAGCTGAAATTACTTATATTAAAGCAGAAAATGAAGCAATAAAAAAAGAGATCGCCTTGAGAGAAGAAAGGGAAGCTGCGCTACTCAAGGCGAAAAAGCAGCAATCATCAAAGAACTCAAAGAAAAAGGATATCTGTTAAAACACTTGTTAAAGGCTATGAATATGGCGCGTTCTACATACTATTTTGAAATTAATAAAACAGATCCAGTTGCTATACGAAATGAAGAATTACTTCTAGTTATTAAAAAAATATTCGTAGAAAACAAAGGCAGATATGGGGTACGCAGAGTTTATATGGAATTAAAAAATCGTGGCTACAACGTAAATCATAAGAGAGTTCAACGTCTTATGCATGACGCTGGATTATTTGGAAAACGTCCAAAAGAAAAATATCATTCTTATAAAGGTGAAGTTGGGAAAGTAGCCGACAATGTAATTAATAGAAATTTTTCAACTACTTTACCTCTGCAAAAGTGGACAACAGATGTATCCCAATTTAATTTTTCGTGGGGAAAATGCTATCTTTCTCCTATTTTGGATATGAATACAAATGAGATTATTTCATATGATTTAGCGCTAAGTCCTAATTTAGAACAAATAAAAAGAATGCTTGATAAAGCCTTTGATAAGTATTCTTCTGTAAACGGTTTAATTTTGCACTCTGATCAAGGATGGCAATATCAACATGCTTATTATCGAAATCGTTTGAAAGAACATGGAATAATTCAATCTATGTCTAGAAAGGGGAATTGCTACGATAATTGCATCATGGAAACATTCTTTGGAAGAATAAAAACAGAACTGTATTATGGTTTTGAAAAAGATTATACATCATTTGAAGAATTTGCAATTGCTATTGATGAATATATTGATTACTATAATAGCAAACGAATCCAGGCAAAAACAAAATGGATGCCTCCTGTAAAATACAGAGAAGCATCCATGATGTCCGCCTAACTTATAAATATGTGTCCAGAATTCTGGGTACATATCAAGAATAGGCGGCTAAATCTTAGCTAAACATATTTGCCAGGACGGGGAACCTTGACTTCCCTTACTGGCTGTCTTGATAAGTATATTATATGCCAGCTTCAGGAATTTGTCAATTTCCCGTTGCAAATCACCCATATCTCTTACTATCCCCATTTTCTTCTTATACCGCTTCGAGGTATGCCAAATCTTTCACCGCTTCAAGTCGTTTCTTACAATCTCTGTATATTCCCTGATAATGTTTCCCTTGCATAATTCCCAGATCAACCTCATGCAAAATGATATTTTCCATTAAAGACAGGTTATTAAGCTGCATCACCGTAGCTTCGTCCCTTTTATTGATTCCTGCCATTTTATTTGCCAGTCTGGAATAAGTCATATAAAGCATTTCTGCATGACTACTGCCCTGTCCCTTTGCGTACTCCACAAGTTTCTGGATTGTATCCGTCTCTGCCTTTCTGGTAAGCTTTCCTGCCTTCCGGGTTTCAATCCACATCTGAGTAGATTTTTCACGAATAAAGTTCTCCATCTGATTAAATGCCCGGATATACTGCAATTTCCATTCAAGAGCTTCTTTCCCGGTAAAACCCATTACCAACAACGAAAAGCCATCTCTCGTCATTAAAAATATAGGATATCGTTTTCCACGATTCTCGTAAGTTGATTCGAAGAAAAATTTCGCTCCACCATTTTGGACGCCTCTTTTTCCTATCAACTCTCCATACATTCTTCTTATTTCGGCTATCAGCTTGTCATGCCTCTTCCCAAACTTCTCGGCCACCTGCAAACTATCACACACTGCTTCATCGTTCTTTAAATACACAAGTTCGTTCATACTGCACGCCTTTCTTTAGCTATATCCAAAAATACCATCTTATTCCATCAATTTATTAATTTCTCGCCTGTTCCTCGCCTGTTCGAGCAAATATATCGATGTTAATCGACAGTTCAAGCACTCCCGGTTCTCGCCGCCTTTTTTTCCATTTCTCACCGCTTCCTCACCGCTTCATTCTCAACAACACTCCTTAAAATAGTGAAAAAACTCCTTGAACCGTAGGTTCGGCAGCAGGATTTTTATTAAACGCCTGCATCACCGCTTCTGCAATTTTATCGGCTCATTTAGCCTTTTTATTTGCTCCCCTTACACTTTACCTCAAACACTCTACAATCGTTTCTCGCCCTGTTTTATCCTTGTGTTGCTGTATTTTCAGACCTATTCTGTCTCAGTCTTTCTCCCATCTGCTGCCGCTGTTCCTCTGTATACTGCCTTGGCGGAGAAATCCGAAGCCAGGATACTGGAACATGAGCGCAAATACTTCCGTCCTCGTTATCCGCAATGATCCGGCAATCTTCTGGGTGCTTCTCTGCCAGCTTGCGGATTGCAGATTTATACCGACCCTGTGAGAATGATAAAGTTGCTCTGGTACCGTTGGTCATAAATTCAATTACATTTTCGTTACATCCATCCATAAAAATCTCCTTTTTGTTTTGTTCGTCTGTTGTTTGATTTCTCACGGTTCGCTCGGAGTTCGTTTCGAAATCATCCCCTGCATTTTAAGGTGTAAGATATTTTTTAGGGTCTCCGAAATCTCCGAATATTTTCGCGCGCGTTATCGTGTTACAAAATTCCTTTGCGTGCGTAATCGCGTCCACGAATCCCCATGCTCCCGGCATTTTTTGTCTAAGAATCCATTAATTTGTAATCATCTTTAATATCATCAGGCAATCCCTTAAAAGGGAAATTCTGAGGCATTCTTCGCAATGTTCCAATAATTTCAAATCTCTGTTCACTCTCCAACATGGCTGTTATTTCTGGATTTTCTTCTGTGCACTTGGTATACCATGACTTCTGTTGTGGCGGAGCATACCGTGGATCATCACGCACATACAGGAACAGCCACTCTATACACAGGCTCATTGTAAATTGAACATGCAACCCACATTCGTAATAATATTGAGCTATCATTAATGCATCATGAAGTGTAGTTGTTATCCGCTCTGGTTTCTGATAATTTCCCTCTGGATAATATTTCACGATACATTCATCTTTCATAAAACTCCATGGAGCAATGGACACAAACGGAGCATGATCTGCCTGAACCGCCATTACCATCTGAGCTCTTTGGTATAAAGCATCAAGCCTTTTAATCAACGGACTTCCCATGATTCACCACCACCTTTAAATATGCAAATCCTTTGTCTGTTTCTTCGTCCCATTATGCCCCTGTGATTTCTTTCTGGCATTTTCCCTTTTGCAAGCTCTCAACCACTGATGCAACTCCGGCACGCTTGTAGCCCTTATCGTTACACGCTTATTTCTTCTCGGCATTTAATACTCCTTCCTCTGGCAAACGTGGAATATTAAGAATGATGGTCGTTACAACGCTATGCTTCTGCTGAAATTCAGCCAATTTCTTCTCATTGTAAATACCATCTTCGCCCAATATTGTATAAAGTCTTTCCTTTCCGGGAACAGGCTTTACCATGATCAAGTGAATAGTATTTGCTTTCTTTTGCAATAGCATAGCCCGTTCTTCTGCTTGCTTTAATCTTGCTTGTATATTCATTATGTCCGCCTCCGCTGTGATTTCTGTTCCTGTTCTACTTGTGACATCAATTCTTCCATAGCTTTCAGACGTTCAATCACATCTACATTCTTTGTCCACTGAGAGCACTGTGACAATGCTGCATTAGCCGCGTTCACTCTGATCTGTGCCGGCACTTCCGTATCAGTGGCTGTATTGACCAACACTGCTGCGCATTCTCCAAGTTTTCCCTGCAGGTATGCAATTGCTCCTGTTACGGCCTCGTTTCTTGCCTCAGAATACTTACGCTGGAAGCTGTCTGAATGAATCACAGTATAAATTGTAGGTCTGGGAATCTTCGTCTTTTTGGATATCTCACTTATATTTGGACACGTTAAAAATGCCTGTACTAATATGTCCTCACGTGCTTCTGCTGATATACCTTTTGCCATAGTAATCACCCCTAACTAATCAATGATATTTTCCAATACATAAAAACAGACAGTTTTGACAGGTTCTATTCCAATTTTTAGAACGGATATCTATTACATGCCTTTAATGCCTCCCGAAACACAGCCAGCGTTTTCTTCCGGTATGCATAGAAATCTTTACGATCAAGTGGAACAAAGTTCTTTTTATTCATCTTGTCATAGCTCATTCCAATTACGATACAACAATAAAGTTCGTCACAAACGTTCGGATACACTTCTGCTGCGCACTGTAACAACAATATCTTGTCCCTCATTTCAAGCTTTCGACAAAACTCATTAAATTTCTTATCTTCTTCCTCTGAAAATCCATAATCTTCATAAGTTGCTTCCCTCGTAAGCATTTTTCTTCCTCCCTGTGTTCTCCCTGCCACACTTTTTAGCATGACAGGGAATTGCTTTATGCCAGTTCAAACGGATTTCTTCCACTCGTACTGCGCCTTAATTTTGCTTCTTCGATAATTTCATCAAACACCGTCCTGCGATTGATTTGAGCGGTAAATCTGACATTTCCAGTGCTATTCTGCTGATGTCTTGCAAATGCATCATCAATGATATCCTTAATAACTCCCTCTGGTGCTTCAAGGTTACGTCCGTTCTTCTGATCACCAAGAACCGCCAAAAACTCTGACCTCGGTGGAATGACTGCTCCTTTAGCCAGATATGGAATTGTATTCACCCTTGGCAAGCTCATATTGTAATAGCCCCATCTCCGGTTACCTGTAGGACCCGTTACATCATAAGAAAAACTGAATGCACTCTCTATTCCAGACAAAGCACTGTTGATATTTCCTATCGTGCTGTTCACTTTTCCAACAACGTTGTTCAATGTCCTTGTGATTCCACTGGTTGCATTTGAAATTCCGTTTGCCAGATTGTTCCCCATCCTCGTTCCGATAGACTTCATCTCTCGCGCCAGACCTTCCAGGCTTCTTTCTGTATTCCGGATCATCTCAGAAATTATCTGTGCAATACGTTCACCGGCCCATTTCCATTTATTGGTCATGGTATTGTACTGACCGGAGAAATGGCTATCTACTGTCTTCTGCATCTCTCCAAGCTTCAGATTTGCATGCTGCTTCATCTGATCAAGGTTCTTATCCACCTCCGCTGCTGAATTGCCCCAGTTTGTCACTGTCGCTGTGTTCACACCGCCGGAAGCCTCCTCTGCAGCTTTCTGGAGTCCTGCCAGATTCGTTTCTGCATCCGTCTTCATCTTTCCCGTAGAAGTCGCTACTGTCTGCTGCGCACCAACAATATTTTTGTCTACGCTGGTCTTTGTAGCCTGTACTGCATTCGGGAAGACCTCTGAGAAAATTCTTGCAGCAGTCTCAGTATTTCCACCCATGTTCTTAACTGCTGCCATGACATTGTTATATGCATCCTGTGCAGTACCACCAGAATCCACTGTTCTTTCCAGTGCGTTCAATAACTGTCCCTGTTCATCCGTTCCGAGATGCATCTGATTTGTCAAATTTCCAATAACAAACTTCAGATCATCATAGGATTTCTGAGCACTCTGGCTTCCAAGATTAATCTGACTTGCCATGTTGGTTGTATCACTGCCGAGTGTTTTAATGGATTCTGACAGGATATCAAACATATCATCTGTGACAAGCCCCTTCTGTCTCAATGTCTCGAATGCCTGTGTTGCCTGCTCAGATGTCACGCCCATTTCACCCAGCTTATCAATAAGTTTCTGAGTTGCACTGGATTTTTCCTCAGCAGTCATGCCCTCTTTCTCAAGAGATTCTTTCAGATTCCAGATTTCTGTTGCGGAACCAGATATGATATCACCACGCCGCTGTAATGTCTGGATAAAATTGTCCATGGTATTTCCAAATGTACCACCAACACCATTACCACCCTGCATGGTCTCCACCATTTTTGCCAGTTCAGAAGTAGCTGCGGCTGCCGCAACACCCACACCGGCAATCAATCCTGCAGTGCCTACCAGTGGCGCAATGGCTGATGCAAGAGAAGTAAAGCTTCCTGCCGCGCCTTTTACTGCATTGCCTAAAAGAGTAGTCAGATTACCGGTCAATTCTCCGATTGCTTCGGACCCGATCAGTTTCTTTCCGATTGCCTTTAGTAGTAATTTTACGAGGTCACTGATTCCCGTTATATCTGCAATCTTCACTGCAATAAACGCTTTACCAAGAAAAGCAGCTATCTTACCGGCTGTTCCGCTCGCCTCCATGCCATCAAACAGGCCTCCAAGCGATTTGACAACAGCTTTTATCACCTGCTTCAGGTGTCCAAGCCAGTCAACTTGTGTCAGCATATTTCCGACACCTTTTCCAAAGGCCTCCCAGTCTGTCTTCTCTGCCATATCCACTAGGGAGCCGCACAGATTGTCCAGAAAGGCTTCCAACTTACGTCCATTCGCTTTCCAGTCAAATTCCGATACAAAGGTATTGATACCACCGGCAATGTTATTTACCAGCTCTGACCAGTCAAAACGCTCTGTAAAGCTGTACAATGATGTGAATGCACCATTTAATCCGGTTGCCAGTGCATCTCCGATTTCCGAAAGAGAAAATCTTGATACAGCACCATTCAATCCATCCGCAACCGCCTGTCCAATTTCCTTATACGGAAGGTTATGGACCATCCCGTTAAAGATATTCCAGGCAATCATGAACCTGTTTCCTATGAGCTGTCCAAGATTGTTCCAGTTGACTTCCCGAACAAAGCCGGCGATTCCGGTTGCAAATTTCTTACCAAGGTTTTTCCAGTCAATTCCTGTAATCAAAAGATTCAGAGTATTTACAATCGTATTGATACCGGCACCAACGGTCCGCCCCATCAAATCCCAGTCAATATGATCTACCAGGCTGTTAAATGTTCTGGTAAATGCATTGCAGAATTTCGTTATCTTAGGACCAACCTTTTTCCAGTTGATAGCACCATAGACTTTTTGAAGTCCTTTATTTATTCCACTGGCAATATAAGCTCCAAGACCTTCCCAGTCTTCCGATTTAATGAGCTTCTTGATTTTATCCGCAATTCCTTTAATACTATTTGCAATCGGGACCGTTTCAAACATCTGTCCCGGTGTAGGTGCTTTGTATCCACCGGAATCATCTGTTCCTGCACTCCCACTGGTTGAAGCTTTGTGCACCTCATCCAACGAAGAAAGATAGTCTTTTGTCTGCTTCGATGCCTTTTTCGCATTCTTCGAGGTCTTATCAAGGCTTGCTGCATAATCTTCCTGCACTCCAACTGCTTTTACAAAACTGTTCTGTCCGGTCAGTGCCGCAACGAACATCCCAACATAAGTGATTGCCCTGGAAATCATATCAATAAATCTTGACATGATCGGAGCTACCGCGGTGAGAACAGGTGCAAAGGCTGTAGCAAATGAGTTTTTCAGCCTCGTCATGCTGGACATTAAAGAGGAGATTGCTGAATTGGTACTGTTAGAATACTGTGCCAGATTTTCAAATCCGGTCTTCACACCATCACTGACAGCACTTACCGCCCGGAATACCCCTGAAAACAGCAACGACATTCCCAGCATTCGGGAAAGACTCATTCTCGACCGATTTGTCTGTTTGTTCAGATTAAACATGTTCTCTACAGCTTTTTTCATCGCTGAGACCATGCTCTTAATCGAGGAACCGGCACTTCTCAATGCTGAACCCATATTCTTTACAACCATACCTACACGGGCAGCAGCCTTTTGAAGATTCTGCATGGCCTGTGCCAGCCGGTTGTTTTTCTGTCGGTATTCCTCAACCTTGTTTTTCAGATTATTGTATGATGAATACAGCCTTCCATTTATACGTTCCAGCTTCTGCGACTCCGTATTATACTTCTCGGCTGTACCCTTATACGCATCTGTTGATGTAGGATCCACATAGGCCCTTCCGGATGCCTGCATCTCTTTCTGTTTCCGCTGTAACCGGTCAATATCTGCCCAGATACCGTCCATCTGTTTGTCAAGTTCCTTAAGCGGTGCAGAATCTATCGAAAAGCCCATATCCAGCCATTCACGCTGTTTTGTCTCAACCTTTTCAAACTCATCTTCCAGAGCTTTTATATCGTCTTTGAGCTTTTTATATTCTTCTGTCTCGATTCTGACCTTGCTCAGTTCTTCGAGCTTTGATTTTAGCTCTGATACTTTACGTTCCTGCTTCTCGTAGTTCTGATACAGGTCCGTTATCGCTGTTATCTGCCTCTGGAAAGAACTTTTTGCTGAATCACCCATCTTCGATACCTGTGCGGATATCCTGGTCATTCCAGCCTTCACAGCGTTCATTCCTTTCGACACACCGCCGGTATCTATTCTGGTATCAATGATAATTGAACCATCTGCCATGTTATATCTGCCTCCAAACTATTTGAGGTTAAGCATCTCATTCAGCGCATCCTTGTACGCCTGCTCCTCTTCGCTGAGACGTGTTTTTATATCAATAATGTTCTTATTTTCTTGATAGAATTTCTTTTCCCATTTATCCAGACGTTCGCCTTTTACTTTTTTTGACCGGATTCCAACAACTGTGTTAAACAGGCACTCACCAGATTCCATAAAGTATCCGAAAAACGTCCACCAGTGCATATATGGTATGGATCTGATTTCTTTTCCGGCAACCTTGTTTACAGCCGGTACAATCATATCTCCGTCCTGTTCCCAGTCCATTAAACGGGGCTTTGG